CCTAAAATACCTAAAGGACCAGAAGCATTTTCCAAATAACCAAGAAAGTCATCAGAAGTAGCAGAAGCATCTTTAATAGCATCATCCAATTCACGAATCTGCATCGAAATTCGGTTAAACTCATCCGATCCCGCAGCAGTTTCTTTTAATTGCTTTTTTAATGCCTTTAAATTTGCAATAGTTGGCTCTATATTACTTTTGACATTTAAATCTACCTCTACCGTTTTTGCCATTTTATTTGTCTTTTAATTTGATTAACTCCTTTTTTAATTGTGTTAGGTATTTCGTATTTACCTTTAGCGATTTCAATTACCTCTGCTTGACCATAATGGTCTAAAGACATTAGCAAATCAAGTAGTTTTTTTATCATAGCGTTATTCTAATTACCGATGTATATTGCCCCCAAGTATCAACCGAATAAGTTGGCGATCCAGTAATATGTGGAAGTCTTATCTGATGTGTTACTTTAGTATAACCATTATTAAATGGATTTGTAATAATTAGTAAAGCTTCAGTTCCATTTGATGAAACTTTATAAGCAGAAATTGGAGCTTTAGCTTGGCAAAGCATAACTGGAATGTTTGAGCTATCTGCATCCGTGTCAGAAGTCCAAGCGCCATTCCAATAAATTTGTGGTCTTAACCAGCTTGTTGATGCTCCAACAATATCTCTATTTTGCATCACTTGCCAATATCCAATATGAAACCAATCATATAATCCATTATCTGCAATACCTAAATCTCCCCAATAATAAACTAATGAATTATCGTTACCTACTCTATCGTGATTATATTCCCCACCAATAGGCATTGGAGATGGTGACCATAAATAAAGTCCATCTCCATACGCAAATGACCAAACTGCAAGAGATTGATTCATTGATGGAGCTACACTTGGTCTATATCCTAACATCGAACCATTTTGAACACCAGTACGAGCAAAGTAAAAGTCTGCATTATTAGGCTCTTGCAATGCCCAAAAATATCCCATTACTTTTTTAGTTTTTGCTTGTTCTGCTCCTAAAATATCTACAAGTAATTTACGAGTAATGTCGTAGTTGTGTACAAAAGCATAAATCAACCAATTTGGTCTGCCCATATTCACATAATTGGCAACATAAAACATAGAATAAATTTCAGCTGCTGCCTCGTAAAATCTATGGTAATAAACCGCTGATTTAGTTTTAGTGCCTAATAAATAATAGTTCTTATAATCATCGTATAACCCAGTAGCCTTTGCTTCGCTTACCGTTCTATCAACAACATAAAAGAAACCATCTCCTTCGTTACCATAATAACCTCGCTGATATAATCCTTCCGCATAATTGCTTAAACGAGGATAAACTCCTCCGCTTGCTTGCCAATTTTGAGCAATAGAATAAGCCTTGCAATTATCCTAAATTGATTTATATACTGTGCCAATAGTAAAGCTATCTCTACCAAATCCAGCTACATACTCAAAGTCAAATTGTAATTCAATACCAGTTGAAGCATTAACTGGATTATCAACAGTACCATTTGGATTAAAGAAATTTAAAAATAAAGTTGCTGGAGCAGTATAATTAAAACTTCCCTCATATGGTACTAAAGTCCATTCGTGAGGATTTATTTCTGCATAAGTTTTATTACCTACACCATATACGGAATAAACCCAAGTTGCTCTATCTTCAGGAATAACTGCCAAAGATTCAAGCAAAGCACAAATATAGCTTACATCCGTTGGATTGTTAAAATCAGGAGTTACTCCTCTAACGTGTCCGCTTGCTGATTTAATCCAAGAATCTCCATCAAAAACGTGTCGTTTATTTATTGGTACAAAATGAAAGATATTATTAGAATCTCTTACTGGATCTAAATCTTTCCGCATAAAATAATCCGTATTACTTGGACTACCATCAACAAAGTTTTTAAAATAAGACATCTGCTTATAATTATAACCTTTGTTTAAATATGTCGAAGTTCTAAATGTTCTTGTTATTGCTGGATCGAATTGTCCTGAATCCTTAACAACGCAATCAAGAATAGGATTTAATACAGATATAAAGTTTTTCTCATTGCCATTCTTATCTAAAATTGGCAATGTATTTGGGAATCTTCTAAAATAGCTAATATGCTTAAAATCTTCCTTTGGGAAAAAGTAATCTGGTCTAAAATAATACTTTAAACTACCTACCGTAGTTGCACGATTTCTATCCGCTGCAATATGTACAATAGGAAAAGTGAAATTGTTAGCTTCAAAGCCAGCGATATTACCACTTGGATAATAATTACTTCCCCATTTCCCAATCGTAATTTTTAAATCGTAACCTTTCATATCTGACAAATCTATATTTGTCAAAGCATCAGTACGATATTCAGCGTAATCTACTTGCCATTTTTTAACATCAGATTCACTTGGCTTTTGTGTCCAAAGTGCATCGGTTAATCTATTGTTAGCATCAAGCGACATATCAGTTCCCCACCACCAATTACCAAAGTAATTGTTTGAAACTTGAATGCCTTGAGGATATTGAATAATAGAATCATCAACCCAACTAACATCAGTAGTTGATTCAAGAAGCTCTTGAGCAGTCCCAACAATTTTACCGCTACTATTTAAAGTAACATAGTAAGATTTAAATTGTGAAGTAGGAATTACATAGTTACCAGCTGGAGCTAAAATAGTATTTTCAGCATTTGTGTAAAAAGTAGTAGTTGAATCCATCAAGGCATTATTCGCATATAAAATAGTCGAATTAACATCCTGATTTGGATTTGTTACTTTAGTTCTTGCATCAGAAAGAGAAGTAAATGCCATTATTTTAGTATAAAGTGTAGAAAATTGTTTCCGATCCCATTACAATAGGACAACCAGTTTCGCCAGTAGTAGTAATTGCTAATAAACTACCTGATGGCAATGAAGTTAATACTGCATTTATAGTATAAGTATTACCTCCCGAAGTTACTCGTTCATTAATAGCAAAAGTTCCAATTGTATAAGATTGTGAATTTGAAATTGTTCCATCAGCACAATTATATAATTCATACCATTCATTAGTAGGAGCTGGAGCATCAGAAGCAATTCTAAAATCATTTAATAACTCAAGGCTAACTTCGCCAGTAATTAAATTGGTAGAATACGAGTTAATAATGTAACGCTTATCCCTAATTACAAGCCTATCGTTTAGTTTTAAGGCACTTAAAAAATGGATTGGCATCATTGCTTTAATGCTTACAATTCGAGCCTTTATACTAAAAATATTAGTGATATAATCATCGTAGTAATTAGCGTATAAAGTATTTGTTTCAATGAAATTTGTAAAGCTTGATTGTTCAGCTCCAAAATTTATTGACCAATTTACGCTTGATATATTTGTATCTTGTCCAAATACATTATATGAAGTAGCAGTAGTTGTTGTCGATCCATCATTAATTTTAAACGATGTAGCAGTTACCGTTCCATAATCATAAAGCACAACTGGCTTTGGAATGTAATTATCAAACCCAACTTTTAAAGAATAACCTACTTGTAAATCAGTTCCAGTGAATTTTTGAAACAATAAATTTTCGAATGGTACTTTAATTGTGTACTCTTCGCCATCATTTTGTAATTCATAATTTAAATCTCCATACTCGTGATTGGCAATCCCCAAGTATTGCTTATTCATAAAGCTTTCACTTGGCTCATAATTGAAATTAATCTTCTTATAAGCCTTTTGTCTTGCTATATCAATTTCATCAGCCACAACATATTTAGTTATGTCTTTTATTTCGCCAGCATTGTACCAATCTTCAATCTGCTCAATTTTAAATATAGAATCTTCCTCTGAATAGCAAGTAAGATTAAACATCTTCAATATTCCAGTAAAGAACTCTTCCAAGCTAATATCAGGCATATATGAAGCAACATCCAATACCGTTTCCGTAGTTTGGCTTGTGCTTTGTGTTACCGTAACATCGCTTGTTATTGTCGTCCCAACTTTAGTTTCAAAATAATAAACTGAAGTGTAAGTTACTGGAGAAGTAGCAGATATATGGAATGTGTAAGCTCCTGATTCTCCAAGAGGAACTTCCAAATACATTGGCGAAGTTTGAGTAACATAGCTTTGCTCGTTTAACTTAATACCATTGCGATATACATAAAAAGTAAATGGAGTACCTGAAGAAGTAAAGGTAAATGTAATATTACTTTGACTTAAATAAGCTGGATCGATTGGTTTTGTATATGTCAAAGTATCAGTTAATACATTGAATATGCCTTGAGTACCAGTCGTAGAAGTATTGGTTTGGAAATTGATTTTTGTAACATTAAACTTTTGCTCAAATAAGTCAGTATTCTTTAACCACAAGAAAGCACGAGTGAATCTTGAATCGGTAAGAAAATCCCCTTGAAAAGTCAAGCCTAAATTATTAGCTATTGCATCAAATATACTTGCAATCTTCATTGCTGGAAATAAATCCGAAGTATAAATTGGAGTAGCAGTATTTGAGATGTCCCAATTAGTTACCGCAGCTCCGCCTCCGCCATATTGCCAAACATTTTTTGAACTTATTAAAGGAAACTTAATTTCGTTAGTTACTCCACCAGTAACACGATTTTTTACTACCGTTCCATTATAAGTAAAATTGTATTGACTAAAATCAATATCTTTTAATTGCTTGCCAGCAAATTTATCCTTCAAAGAAATTAAGCTACCGATAAAAGTTATTTGGTAGTTGTCAATAACTCCATTTTTGTATTGAGCCTTTTCAATTTGAATCTTTCCTTTACGGAATGTAATAGTATCAAGCTCAATATAAGCATTAACTCTTACTCTTGAATCAAATCCATTATCAATAGCATTTTCGTACCAATGCTTAAATATTGCATTGTTATTTTTTGAAGCTGGAACGGTAAATGATTGGCTAAAGTCAGTAAATACTTTTCCAATGTCATTAACATCTTGAACTGAACTTGTAATGCTAATCGTTTCGTCCTTGAATAGCTCAAGTCTTTTAGCAATGCCATCTACATAAATATATACTCCAACTATTACCATTAAATTACATTGTTAATTAAGTTATAAGCGTATTCAAGTTCAATCGTATAATTAATGTTACGATCCATCAATGAAGTCTTTAAGCTTGTGCTTGTTGTCTTGCACTCTACTGGCTTACCATCAAGTAAAATAGTTTCAGCAAGCAGTAAATCCTGAATCAAATCAGAGTAATTCTCCGCAACCCATCCCGTATTTAAAGTTACCGATTGGCTTCCGTTAATATTAAATGATGTGCTTTGTGGCTTGCTTGTATTATAATTAACTCCACTTGGCATCATTTTAAAAGTGGTCGATTCGGTACTGATTGCATTTGTTTGAGCCTTAAAGAAATTAAGGAATTGCCATCCACCATAACGATTTATAAATGTGCAAACTACTGGAGTATATTTAACTTCACAAATTGGAATAACTCTAAAGACTTTAGTGCTTACAACTACACCAGCTGACCAATAACGAATAGTTAAAGTATTGCCATTTTTAAACTTTACCGATGAAGTGCTTAATGGAATAGAAAGCATATTTTTAGTAGCTGCATCAGAAGTATTAATCAAAATTGAAGCAACCTCATTTCTACCATTCAAATCTTTGTAGCTAATATCAACTTTATCTCCTACTGATGTATTTACAACTACATTAACAAAAGGAATTGAGCCTAAAGTATATTGAATTTCTTTGGAGGTATCCGCAAGTACAACAAAAGCCCCTGAAGCATCAGTTTTATTGTAACCATCAAGATATTTAGTGTAACCATTTACTCCTATGTGGTCATTTGTATCAATTAAAGTATAAGAGCCAAATGAAGTTTCCTTGTAACGCTTAACTCTAACATTGCACCACATCAAATCATTTGAAGTTGCTGAAGATATATTGTCAATATATTCACGAATGAAAGAAGATATATTGTAGCTCGTATCAGTTTGAGTAGCAGAAGCTATTCTTTTACTTAAAGTATATGTAGCAGAAGATGGAGCAGAATTTGGAGTATTCCACAAATAAACCTCAACTTTACTTCCTACTTGTCCAGCTTCGTTAACTAAAATGAAATATGGACTTCTTGCATTTATAACCATTATTTAGTTGTTAAATTATAATCAATTAAAGTATCAACATCGGCTGCAAATGAATTAACCATTTGATTCTCTACATACTTTTTATATCCAGCATTAAATGGCTTGGTAAAAAACAAAGTTGATTCCAATCCTTTATGCCAAATGCTTCGTGTAATTATAAAAGCAGTTGAATCATAGCTTAAAAACTTGCCAGTTTTTTTATCTCTGAATTGAATGCCTCTTTGCTTAACCCATTTATTAATTCCTCTTGTCAAGCCTCCACTTCCACCTTTACTAAATTTAAATATGGAATTAGGAGCTTTGCTTCCGCTTGTTTTTCCTTTTACACCTTGATCCAAGAATTGACCGTAGTCATTCATTCGGAATCCTACTACTGCATAGTTATCTTCAAATAAAATATCGCCTTTAATACTATTGTATAAAGACTTGGTATTATTGTGCTTTGTTCTTGTCAAGTTTGACCTTGATTGCTGAACAACATAATCACGATAACGCTTAACTAATTCGTATGTATTTTTTAACTGCATTAGCAAATGGTCATATCTTGAGGAATGTTAACATCAAATGTCAAAGTCCATCCAGCAATCTTATTTTCAAATCTATCAACAAAAGGCTCAAGCGATGGAGTACCATCAACTTGCACTAATTCATTATATAAATTTCCTCTAATCAAATCAACATACAACCTATTGGCAATAGAGCATTGAGTATTTAGTACATCGTGAGTATTATCATTGCCTTCAAATAAATCAGTAATTTCTGATTTGCTATCATCGACAATATCCATAAAAAGAATGGAAATATTAAAAGATAATACTTGCTCGCTTGGAGTTGCATTATTAACAATAATATGAGATAAAGGAAACATAGTTTGCTTCTTTAAATCAACCTCATATATATCCCCAATTGAAACCGAATTAACAAATTCAGTAGCATCCAAGTAAGTCTTTAATCTATGTACTAAATAATAGTATCCGTTCATTTTAATTGCTTATTAATCATTTTTGCTTCTAACTCATTCTTTTGCTTTTCAAATGTCAGCCAAGTAAGGCATTGATTTAAAGAAAGCTTGGTAATTTCGTCAAATCTTCTAACATTCCCTTGAGCAAGAGCATAGAGTGATGAATACCATCCCCACCTTTGCCCGAATTGCGATTGTTCAGAATATTCATTGCCTCCTTGTTGCTCTCCAAATAAGTCAGCGTACTTTTCAACAATTCGTTCCCTAAACGATAAAAAAAAACCCTCGCACCTAATACAACATTTAAAGGAGTATTTTTCATCAGCTCGGAATACACATCCGATCCCAAGTATGGCTCTATTGTGTACTTTCCTAATAACTTTGAATTTATTGGTCTATACATAACTGCCATAGCTTTATGAAAGTCCTTTAAATCGTTAATATAGTTATCCAAATCCATATACTCGCCAGATGTAATATCTTCTAAATTTGGAATGAATCCAAACTCAACACCGCCAAGCTTGAAAGTCTTTACAAACTTATGCTCTTGATTAAACATACCAGTAAGCACATTGGTAATATCAAGTATATCCTTGTACTTAATTTGAGGAACAATTTTAAGATTAGTATTGCAAAAAATCTCAATCATTTTGTGATGCAAGAATTCAGAATCTTCATTGCCTTCTGCAATCTTTAAGAATTTCTGGTACTGCTTCAGCGTAACTTCCCCTAAATCAGTTGGAATAGTAATCTCTACTTTCATAATTTATAAACGAGTTATTAAAATCTTTGTTACTCTAATAGACAAAGTATTGACCTTTGTTTGGATTTGATAAGTGATAAAAGACATTGTACCTAATCGCATCAATAGCGTGATTAAAATTGTCAATTACCAAGCCTGACTTCTTATCTGAATAAATGTAGTTATTTAATTCCTTTGCAATGTTCATTGAATTCGGCTCAAGCACTATCTCAAAGTCTTGCATCAAAGCAATACCAGCAGTAATACTACCAGCTCCTTTCTCGGTAGGCTGAATGTTACATCTTTGACTTTGTAGCTCTGCAATTAATCTTGGCTCTGCTGAATCTGCAATAATTAAATTGCCTCCGCATACTTGCTTGTTAATTACTGCAATCTCTGATGTCGTAAGCTTTGGTTTATACAAATGTTCCTTGACATAGATAATCCTTTTGCTCTTGTCTATTGCTACCTCTACTAATGTTGTTGGATCGATAGAGAATCCAAAGTCTTGCCCGAATGAAGTCTGCAAGTTATCAGGATTAAATGCCCCGAATTTCCAATTTGTAAATACTACTCCTTCTGCTTTGTCAAGCCATCCTCCAAGAATCGTATGCTGATATTTCTTCGGATTGTTTTTCTCAAGTTGCTCAATCTGATTAAGGAATGATTCAGAAAGGTATTCCTTATTATCCAAGTAAGTCGTATGGATATAAGTAGTATCTCCTTTAGTTGTAGTAACTCCAGCTTCAACTCCTTTTTGCTCAAAGAATCGTGAGTAAATGAAATGCTCCTTTGTTGTTGGATTTAGAATAAGAATTACTCTATTCTGCTTGGAAAAATTACGAACTGATAAGTCAATCTTATCAAATACATCTTCCTCAACTAATTCTTCTGCTTCATCAAGCACCCAAGTCGTAACACCTTGCAATGATTTCAAGTTTGCAGTTTGAGTACCTGATGAAGTTTTGATTCCCTTGAATAGTATTTTGCTACCGGTACGAAGATTTATAATCTCATCTTTGGTAATACTGAAGTCGTTATGCAAATCAGCCATTTCAATCTTCTCAACAAACTCTGGAATAATTGATATGTGAGCTGATGTTAATGTGTAACGAGTAAATAGTATAGTATGCCCTACTTCGTACGTTAAAAGCAAAAGAAACGAGTTTAGGGCAAACGATTTACCGCTCCCACTTATCGCCCCCCCGTTATAACGAAGTATCTGCTATCTTCGCTAAACAGGGGGATATATTTTTTGTTAATGTTTATCATTTAAACTTTACGATCTCTCGAATGTCAAAGTCGTTAACGGTATGAGTAGTATTTTGGTCAATAACTTGCTTTGGCATCCCAAACTTGTATTGAAAGAATAGCTTTACTGCCCAATCCTTATGGTCTTCCAATGCTGCTACTAATGCCTCAAATGCTTTAGGCTCTAAAGGAGTTAGCTTTTCAACCAACGATTGCTCCTCTGCTTTTGATTTTCTGCCACTACCTTCTCGATAGCCTCCTCTTTTCTTCTCTTCCATTAATATTCGTTATAAATTCTTCTGATTTCCCCAATATAATCTCTCCAACAAGATGAACAAGAAGTTGATTCAAGTTGCACATTGAAGATATTAAAATAAATGCTTGACAATTCTCGCTGAACTACTGGAGTAATTTGGCTTGGATTCCTTTCGAAGAAGTCTTTTAAATAGTTGTAATCTTCTTCGTTTAAACAATTTGGCTTTTTGTAAGGAAATATCTTATTAAGCTTTTCCTTTCGTTCATCGCATCCGCAATCTAAACCAGTAATCTCGCTAAATAATTCAACTGCTTTTTTGATACCAGTTGCTTCGGTAAGCTTTTCAATCGAATCGCCTAATCCTTGTGATTTTCTTTTTCCCATTGTTTTATTTTTTCTTTACAATTTTTGATTGTGTTATAAACTGACATAAACCCGATGTTAGTTCTTCGAGCTATTTCTCGCATACTTACACCTGAATCAATCCAAAGCATAAAAAGCTTCTTGTCGTACCATTCCCAAGTTTCAATAAAATCTTGGTATGGTTTTGCCAGTTCTATGATATACTCATCATCTTCTTCTATTAACGAGTATTCTACTTCTTTTGTAATCTCTATCTTTTCTACCTTCTTACGATGCAAGTCCATTGTTAAGGATCGTAGCGTGAAATAAAAGTAAGCTTCGTTAATGTCTTTGTCAAATACCTTGATGTATGCTTCTTGCACAACATCTTCAGCGTAATGCTTTTCTCCAAACTTCTCTACTACCTTAATCCAATGCTTGTGTTTTTGGTAGATATGATTCATCGTAATTTATATATCTCTTCGACAACAAGCTTCCAATATACCTTGTCATCTTCTTTTAAACGATTCTCAAGAATTAGTTCGCACATAAGCAAAGCAAGCTCAATAGCATTGCTTC